CGCATTCCACGATTGGACAAATAAGGCTGCGACTACTCCCGCTATTATCTTACAAGACGTTTTAGAGCTAAAGAAAATATCTATAAAAGATAAACATTTTGGTAAATGGATATTGTTTGTTTCGCAAGATGTAGAAAATAGACTTGATGAAGACTACGCATTAGACGCAAACACAAAGGCATATGTGCCATTAATTGATAGAATTAAAAAGATAACTGGTATATTAGATGTAGTTGTTAGTGATTTTTTACCTGATAAAACAGTTGCTTTGGTTCAAATGACAAATGATACAATTGAGCTGATAAATGGTATGGAATTAACTACTGTACAGTTAATGAATGCTGGTGGTTTGAATTTTGAGATGTTATCGTTTGTAATGCAAACTCCCGCTGTTAAATCAGACTACTACGGCAATTGTGGCATTGTAATAGGAACATATCAATAATATTAATGTTATGAAATTAAAAATAACTGCAAAAAGTTACAATTATAAAGGCAATGAGTATCACAAAGGTGATGTTATAGAGATAGATAACATAGAGCAAATACCTACTATTTTTAGGCAGTTTTTTACGATAGTAGAAGATAACAAAGTTAATGATGTAGCTGATAAAGTTACTAATACTAATACTGATACTGTTACTGAAGGAAAAGAAGAAGCTAAAAGTGATACTACTGCTAAAAAAGTAACTACAGCAAAAACAGTAAACAAAGCAAAAAAATAATTATATGGCAAATAGAGTAAGTGCAGCAGATGTAAAAGTAATAATAAAAACAACGTTAGCAGATACTGATATAACAAAATTTATAACAGATGCAAACGTTTTTGTAAATGTCTATTTAAGTAATAAAATTAATGATAATGAATTATTAGCAGAAATTGAGAAATACACTGCTGCACACTTTATTGCTATAACTATAGAAAGGCAGACTACTACAGAAAAGATAGGTGAACTAACTTTACAATTTAATGATATAAATGAGATAGGACTAAAATCGACTACTTATGGACAGATGGCTTGTAATTTAGATTACACAGGTACATTAGCAGATATAGATAATAAGAAAGGTAACTTTAAATTTATAGTAACGTGAGTAGCATAGATACATTTATAGATATAAATTGCAATGAAGACTGGACATACATTGCTGGCGCTGGTGTAGATAACAATGGAGATTTTAGTTATGCTGCAGGAGTAAATATTAAATGCAAAAGCGAGCAAGTTATAGTAGATGTAGTTAAGAATGATAAGATTGTTAGTGAAGCGAAGACAAAGTTATTTACTAAGGAGAAAGTAGAAGCTGGAGGTTTTTTAATTAAAGGAGCGAATAAGACATTTACAAGTTCGCCTTTAGAGGTTGCCAACAGCTATAAGATTTCTCAAGTTGCAGAGCATAAAGATAAAAATTGTAGCATAAAATATTATGAAATATGGCTGTAACAATTAAAATATTAGGTATGCAAAAAGCAATAAAGAGCATAAATAAATATCTCGTTGATTACAAAGGAGAAACTGATAAAGTATTTTTTGAATTTTATGCAAAAGTTAGGCAAGATGTGATGACAGTTACACCGACAGTTCCAAAAGACACCGGCAACCTACGAAATAGTATGTTTTTTACTTATAGTAAAGGAACAAAAGGTGGAAGAGGAGAAAAACAGGATAGCAGCTTAATTAGTAGATGTCAGGCAGAATGTAGTATTGCATATACTATAAACAAGCCGACAGCTATAATTGGTTTTGCAGCAGAATATGCTACTTTTGTACATGAGGCATTAAATAGACATTTTAGAGAACCAGGGTCTGGTGCAAAGTATTTTCAGGCACATCTGGAAGGCAATGAAAATTATTTTAAAGAATTATTAAAGAAGCATAGCAAATGACAGGTATAGCAGGTATTATAAAAGACTATTTAGTTAGCAAAGGATTTACATATACATATGTAAATATAATGCCTATTACACCACAAAAGTGTGTTGTAGTTTTTGATTCTGCTGGCAGGAGTCCGGAATTTACTTTCGACGGTGCTAAATTTAGGAAACCTTCTATTCAAGTTACTACACGTGATTACAAATATGATGATAGTTATAGTTTAATTAGTGATGTGATTAGTTATTTGGAACAGCTAGAAGGCACTACTTATAATAATATACAATTTATAGCAGTAGAGCAAACGACAGATATTTTTAGCTATGATTATCAGGATGAGTACAATAATTTACTAAAATGTTTTGCAGTTAATTTTAATTTAGAAATTTTTAAACAATAAAAAGATATGGCAACAAAAATTTTAATTGGGAAAGATACGAGATTATGTATCAAAGAAGGCAGCAGTTATGTAAATATGGCTGGTGCTCGCAATATAGGATACCCTTCTGCTGCACCTGACGAGTTAGATATTACACAGTATGGTGTAGCTGGCGACTTTGATAGCTTTCAAGCTGGTATGATATCAGCTGGTGAATTCACAGTAGAAATGCAGTACCTGGCTAGCGAATATGATAAATACTTGAATTTAATGTTTAATAAAACATTAAACGAGTTTCTTATTGCGTTTAAAACCGAAACTGGTTATAAAGAATATACATTTAAAGCTTACATTTCGCAAATGCCGATTACGTGTGTGGTTACAGAAATAATGACCTACGAAATTACACTGCAGCTAACAGGTGAGATTACAAAGCACACTGGCGGCACATCGTTATTACCAGCTTATTTGCCAACACTGCAATATGGTATAATAGGCAAGGGAACAAAAGTAGAATTAAGTACAGACGGTACTACTTATAAAGCAGTTAAGTTTGCTTACGAATGTAACGGACCTGATTTTGCTTTAAGTTACGAAGATGTAACTTCGTTTGAAACAGTAGGAATGGTGAAAGAGCAACTGCCGATGACGTTCTCGATTGGTAATTTTTCTGTAACAGCAATAGCTTCCGATGGTTATGGAACAAATGAATTAGGTTACGACGAATTGCTAACTTATGTAACTAATCAAACTTTATTATATTTTAGAATAACATATCCATCGACTGAAAAATGGCTTGGTAGAGCATACTTAATGGACTTAACCAGAGACTTGAATATAAAAGGTAAGCAAGGGATATCATTTAATTTACGTTTGACAGAGAAGCCTTTATTAACTGGAGTTACACAAGTAGATTTGTTAGATCAGGATGTTTTAGATGCGATAGAACTAATAAGTAATTTACCTATGCCAGCTGATATTACTGATGTTAATTACGCTACTTATATAACTGTTACAACTACTGCATATCAAGATTATAAAGCTTTGACAAATAATCAGAAAAATCAAATTAGCTTTATATTGATATATAAACTTAATCAGGTAATGGAGGTAATAGACGCTTTTTATTTTAACGATAATAGCACACATATTGATTGGGACGCATAAAAAATAATATTATGATACCAAATGTTGAATTTTTAGATTTTAATGGTGACAGGATACCTGTTATCGTTACATTAACAGTATTGAGCAAGGCTAATATTGATTTTAAAGAAAAATACGACAAAGATTTACTTGAGATTATTTTGACAGATAAACCAGGTGCATATTATATAGAAGCTATTACATATCTTTTTAAACACGCAATAGTGATAGGGTGCGAACGAGCTAATGTAAAACTAAAAAAAGAATGGGAAAAAGTAGATATGCTAATAGACGATTACGATATCTTTTTGAAATTTGTTGAAATAACTGTAAAAAGCTTAACAGCATTGACAGATAAAGGTAGTAATACTCCTAATACGGAAAAAAAAATGAAATAAAAAATGTAAACGAATTAATAATGTTTTTTCGAGTGAGCTTGCCGTTTATGAGTTTTGATGAAATTTTAGAATGCACAATTGGTGAGCTCACTTTTTTATTAGATAAACATTTAGAGAGAGAAAATGAAAAGATAATTTTTTTAGCTAGAAATATGTATGAGGTAGCTCGTTTTAATGTTCTTAATATGTATGCTCAAAATCCGTATGTTAAGGAAATCCCCAAGCTTGAGTTCCCGTGGGACAAAGATAAAAAAGATAATTTA